AAAAGACCCCTATCTTTACCTTTGATACCACTTAAATGTTGTGCCCCCAAACGCACTACTTGGCTAAAAAATTTTGGGGTGATTTTTTTAGGTTGTTTTATGGATGAACTGCGGAAAAGCGTTGAAGCTGTTAGGGAATCGCAAATCAGAATGGAGGCGGATCTCAAACACCACATAAAAAGGACAGATCTATTGGAGTCTATGATTACTCCCATACATAAGCTGAGGGTATTTGTCCAGTATCTAGTTATTGTTGCAGGAGGGAGCTTAACTCTCTTTGGTTTACTCCAATTACTAAGGACACCATGACAGCACCTCTTAAAGTTAGACATGAACTTTGGAATCGAGGTTGTTTAAGCAACTGGAAACTACGTCCTGCTCAATTGGACTTATATAGAGAATTTGAAAAGACAACTGCCAAGAAATTTGTGGTTTGTTGTTCTAGACGTTTTGGTAAATCCTACATGATGACTTTGTACGCTATTGAGTTTGCTCTCCAGAATCATGGAAGCAAGATTAAGATGGCGATACCTACAGCAAAGAACTTGAGGTTAATTAACAAGCCAATCATGACGGAAATAATGAAAGATTGCCCAAATCATTTACGGCCAAGATATATGACCCAAGACGGGCTTTGGCGGTTCCCGAATGGATCTGAAATTGTCCTCCATGGAGCCGAGAACAGATCGAGGATTGAAAACCTAAGGGGTACAGCTTGCGATTTGGCGTTGATTGATGAAGGGGCATTTATATCTGAGTTGGAATATTTGGTTCAGGATATTTTGTTGCCGATGACGCTTACATCAAATGGTAGGATCATTGTTGCTTCAACTCCGCCAAAGGATCCGAGGCACTTCTTTGTTAAAATGATGGCCTTAGCGAAAACCCAAAATGCCTATGCCCATAGAACCATCTTTGATGCTGGCTATAACGAAAAGACTGTTAGGATATATTGTGAAGAATCTGGAGGGGAAGATTCTCGGACCTGGAGGGCAGAGTATTTATGTGAAGTCCTTCCAATGGATGAAGATGCAGTTGTAATCCCTGAGTGGAATAGAAATGAAAAAGAACTTGTTAAAGCGCATAAGCGTCCTGAGTTTTATATTCCCGTTACAGTTGTCGATTCTGGTTATTTGGACTGTACTGGAATTTTGTTGGCATATTATGATTTCGTTGAAGCGAAGATTATAGTCGAAGACGAACTAATGGTTAACAAGAAGACTACAAAAGAAATTGCTCATCTTATAAAAGAGCTTGAGAGAAAAACATGGGGAGACATCACCGTAGAGTATAGAGTGATAGATGCGCCTATCCAACAGATTGCTGACTTCAGCTCTGGTGGATTGGAATGCTTTCCTCCTGCTAAGACAACTATAGAATCCATGACCAATAAATTAAGGTTGCTTGTTCAAGCTAAGGGCATTTTGGTAAATCCAAGATGTAAATTCCTTATCTCACAATTGGCCCATGCTATGTGGGACAACAGCAGAAAGAAGTTTGTTAGAGAAGATGGACACCACAATGATTTATTGGCGGCTTGTGTTTACTTAACAACACACGCTCATAAAAAGAATCCCTTTCCAAACAATTATGGGATCTCGGCACATACACACTTTATGAAAGATGAAGAGACAGAGATAACAGAGAAAAACGTACTTAAACTATTTGGATAGGAGATAACATGGAAGATGTATATTTTGCCACTTTGGCGGCAGAAGAAATTGGCGAAAAACTTTTAGAAAAGATTGATAACTATACTACTGAAATTGAAGCGAACGGTACTTTTGACCGTTTGCTATCAAGTTATAATGCGTATTATAATATAGACGAGTCTGGACATCACTATGCTGGGATTGTACGAGATGGGCGAAAAGGAGAAATCCACAAGCTTAAAGTAAACGACTTCCGTAATATAATACAGCATCTTTTGGTTATGATTATCTCAAATCGTCCAGCTTTAGAAGCTAGAGCAATTAACAGTGATTATAAGTCTCTTACTCAAGCACGATTAGCTAATGGTGTTGTTGAGTATTACATGAGAGAGAAAAAGCTCGAAAGATTCCTAAAGGGAGCAACAGAGCTTAGTCTTATTTCTGGTGAAGGTTACATCCATATGGAATGGGACGCTCAAAGGGGCGAAGCATATGGTACAACTGATTCAGGAGCTGTTATATATGAAGGCGACATTAAATTTGAAAACTATAGTCCGCTTGAGGTTATAGTAGATCCTTATAGGAAAGATACCCACCATTCATATTATATCGTAAAAAAATTGGTCAACAAGTATGATTTGGTTGCTAGATACGAAGAACATGAAGAGGTTATTCTAAATACAAAAGAAGAGCAACGACATCGTTTAAGTCTTGGTCCTATCACAATAAATAAAGAAACAGATGATGTGCCGATGTACATCTTTTATCATAAGAAAACGGACAGCCTTCCGAATGGAAGAATGTTATATATGCTAGACGATGGTACTGTTTTATTTGATGGGCCTCTTCCTTATAAGGAAATCCCTTTATATAGAATAACTCCTGCTGAGTTTATTAATACTCCTAATGGATACTCTCCAGCTTTTGATTTAATTGGAATCCAAGACGGATTGAACCGATTGTATTCAACTGTATTGACTAATCACTCTACTTTTGGAATCCAAAATATCATCACTGATAAAGGTTCTGACTTAAGCGTTAATCAGCTAAAGGGTGGATTGAATCTAATCCAAAAGAACGCAGGGACAGAAGTAAAAGCTTTGAACTTAACTGAGACTCCAGCAGAGATCTTTAAGTTTACACAAATGCTTGAACAAAAAGCGGAAACCATTTCTGCTGTTAACTCTGTTGTTCGAGGGAATCCTGAAGCCAGTCTAAAATCGGGCGCAGCCCTCGCTTTGGTAGCCTCTACGGCTTTGACATTTAATAGTGGTTTACAACAATCATACGCTCAACTTCTAGAAGATGTTGGGACAGCGATGGTAAATATATTGAAAGAGTTTGCGGTAGTTCCAAGGATGGCGGCAATTGTAGGAACAAACAATCAGTCTGCCCTTAAGGAATTTATAGGAGAAGATCTTTCCAATATTAATAGAGTTGTTGTTAGTGCCGGAAACGCTCTAAGTAAAACAACTTCTGGCAAAATAGAGATAGCAAACAATCTTTTACAAAACAAAATGTTTGATACCCCAGAAGAGTATTTGAATGTATTAACCACAGGTTCACTAGAGCCAATGTATGAGTCAAAACAATCTGAAATCCTTTTGATAAGAAAAGAAAACGAGTCGATGAGGGAAGGGGAGCAAGTTAGATCTATTTCTTTAGATAGTCATGCTCTACATATCAGAGAACATAAAACTATATTGAGCGACTTGGCGGTTAGAGAAAACGAAGAGGTTGTACAAATTGTATTAAACCATATTCGTGAACATATCACTCTTCTTAAACAGACAGATCCTGTTGAATTGCAAATGACAGGGCAAGAACCTTTGCAACAACAACAAAACCAACAAGAATTACAAGAGAAGATGATGCAAATGGGGCAAGGGCCACAAAAGCCAGGACCAACACCTAAACCGTCACTTTCCGCCCAACCGCCAGAAGGCGGAAAACCAATGGACGAGCAAATCCAGGAAAGAATGCCTGAAATGCCGACCAACCCACTGACAAAACAAAAATTTGTTCCACCAACACAATAAGGAGATAAAGATGGAAGATTCAGCAGACGTAGGAGTATCATTTGATGACATAGATTCAATAGCCGCAGGGGAGATTGATGTCGTTGACAATTCGGGAGAAGTAGTAGAGGAGGCTCCATTTCAAAGTGAAGAAACTAACGAAGTTTCTGAACATGAGCCTACTTACAAGGTACTAGTTGATGGTAGCGAACAGGTAGTGACACAATCTGAACTTCTAAAGAATTACCAAACAATGAAAGCTAGCCAAGAGAGGTTCCAGCAAGCAGCGAAGTTGAATAGAAGCACTTTAGCGGAAAAACAAAAAGCTTTAGATCTTAAACAGAGATGGGAAAAAATGAAAGCGGCAGGAGTAAAAAATCCTCGAAATTTATTTAAAGAACTTGGCTTAGATGCCGAGAAGTTTGCATATGAATTGGTTAACGAAAAGATTGACCAAGAAATGATGACACCAGAGCAAAGAGAAGCTAGCGCAACTCAACGAAAATTAGCAGAGGCAGAACAGAAGCTTATAGATCATCAGAGACACCAAGAAGATGCAGAAGTTAATCGATTGAAAGGTCATTATAAAGATAAGTTTGCATCTGAGATAACAAAGGAATTAACTACCCAAGGTATGCCAGTGACAAGAGATACCATCAAAGAAGTGGCTACCGTACTGAAGCGTAACTTACTAAACAAGTCGGAGATACCTATATCTTCAATCGTTTCCGCCTTAAAGCCAGGTTATGAAACAAGGGTAGCAAGTTATTTGCACTCATTGGCACCAGAAGATTCTTCTCGCTTGCTTGGAGACAAGTTTTTAAGTAGAATGAGAAGCAACGATTTAAAAAGGGTGAAAAATCCAACAAGGACTAATAGTTCTGCTCCTACTAAGTCAAGGCAAAGGAAAGCTGAGACTAAACGTATTACACAGGACGAGTTTGACGCTTACTTGGATAACATCATAGAATCGTGACTATAACATTCATAAGATCATCTATAGATGAAAGGCGACAAAGTCTACCAGCAGTCTAGCAAGATGTACCCAAATGAAAAAGTTATAATACTTTTGAAAGAAAAGTGCGGAGGAGTTTTATCCACGCCAACCTTTTCAAACGATTATTAACTCTAGCATGGAGGTACGTCATGGCTACGGCTCAAGACCTATCCAAATTATTTAAAGTAGTTTATGGGAAAAAACTAGAAAATCTTATTCCCGAATCAAGTATATTAAGTAAAAGAATCCCTTTCAAGGGTGCAGAAAAAGTTGGCGAGAAATTTGTTCAACCTGTTATGCTCTCATCAGAGCAGGGTTTTACATATAACTCTGATGGATCAGCGTTTGCATTAAACGATGCAGTTACTGCTGTTTTCAAACAAGCAGAAGTAGACGGAGTGGAGCTATTGCTTAGAACAGCAATTTCATATCGTCATGCCTCTAAAGCAGTAGAAGGCCCAGCGGCATTTGCTTCATGGACAAAACTTGTTGTAAAAAACATGGTTGACTCAATGGCAAAGCGGCTTGAAATCGGTATGCTTTATGGTAACTCACAAACAGGTGGTATTGGTATCATTTCTGCTGAAGCTGATACAGGTGAAGGAACAAACTCTATTACATTTACAGAAGCATCATTTGCTCCAGGTATCTGGGCTGGTGCTGAAGGAACTGAATTAGAGGTCTATTCTGTAGATGGGGATGGTGTCGCTGATACTCTAAGAAATGCTAATAGTATTAAAGTTGTTAGCGTTGATTTAGATAGTCAAAAGATTATCGTTTCTGGTACTGAAGCTCAACT